GATCTGCAAATCTTTTCATTCCAACTATACCAACTGTAGTTGAAAATGTTGAAACCAGTTCAACAAATCTATCTGTTGATATAAACATTCTTGATGACATATCAGCTACCTGCATCAAACCATTTGCGGCCGCTGTTTGAGATTCTTGAAATACAAAACCCTGTCTAAATAGAGTCAAGTATTGATCACTTATGTTTACAATCTTGGCAACCAGAGCACCAATGGCAGTTGCAAGACCACCTATTGCCGCACCCATTACACCCAACTTGCTTGTTACTGTACCAAGTGCTTTACCAAATACACCTAATCCTTTTGGCTCTTGCAATCCTTTTACAGTTTTATCATATGACTGACGTGCCGCTGTACCCATAGCATCACGCAGATTACCAAACAATCTATTTCTGTCTTTATCAAGTTTAGATTGATCTTGAAGTACTTTAGTTTGTTTGGATCCAATTTCTTTGAATATATCTGCGGATGTTTTCTGAGCGTCGGAGAGTTTAGTTTGTTGACTAGCAATCTTTCCTAGTCCTTGTCTAAGGACAGCGGTGTTTTGTGTAGCACCACCTGACATTTTTTCCATTGCTTTTGCAAGTCTGTCAAGAGTTTGTTCAGTCGCAAAACCACCTTGTTTCGCAACATCTATTTCAAAACCCGCTATTATAATTCTATCGCCGTCTGCCATTTGAGATCTCTTTATACTAGTATATTATTATTTATTGGATATATTAAGTGGGTAGTTAATCAAACTACTAAATAACATTAAAACTATACTTAATCTAGAGGACAAAAATGGAACAAAACGTTGAAGATAAAAAACAGGTAAGGCCAGCAAATCCACTAGCAGAGTTTTATAGACAACCAAAGCTATATGTTTCTTTGCCTAGTAATGGTTATTTTACTGACGAAAAAAATGTTGTACTAACAGCATCAGGAGAAGTAGGTGTTATGGCAATGACTGCCAAAGACGAAGCTCTTATGAAATCTCCAGATGCATTGCTTAACGGAGAAGCTGTTGTTGAAGTTATCAAAAGCTGTTGTCCGGGAATCTTAAATCCAATGGATCTACCACAACCAGACATTGATATTTTAATGTTAGCAATTCGTATGGCAACATTTGGTAGAGAAATGGAAATCCAAGCTAAATCACCGCATTCAGGAAATACAGATACATACGTGTTAAACATTGAAGAACTATTATCTGAGCAAACAAAACTTGAAAAAGAATATCCTGTGCATTTAGAAAATGGATGTACAGTTTATATAAGACCTCATAGCTATGCAGTTACAACACAAATTCAATTAAGAGCATTTGAAGAAACAAAAGCTATACAACAAGCTCAAGCAAATACAGAACAAAGTATACAAAACTTTTCAAAGAGTTTTAGAAAACTTGCTGACATGAGTAATGATGTAATGGTACACAGTATCTCAAAAATTAGAGTACCAAGTGGCGAAGAAACAAATGACTCAAAACAAATTAGAGAATTTGTACTTAATGTACCATCAACTGATATTAAAAAAGTTGATACTAAAATTGCTGAGATAAACAGAATTGGTCTTGCTCGTAAAAGAACTGTTGTGTGTAAAGAGACACAAAAAGAATTTGATGCTGATGTAGAATTTGATATTTCAAGTTTTTTCGTAACTGGCTCTTAACTCACACCCCTGAAGAAATTACCAAATATGTAGATGGTATGGAAAAAGATTTAAGGGCCTTAACTAGACAAATTCATGAAATGTGTTGGTATATGAGGGGAAGTATATCATTAAGCGAGGCATGGATGATGGAATCACAGGATCGTGCAGATGTTTTTGCATTTGTTAAAGACAACATGGAACGATATAAAAAGTCTATGGTGCCTGTAGTCTAATAGTTTGGGTCTAGAATTTCTTTACAAGCATTATACCAGTATCTACCTGAATCTCGTAAACTCTCATTAGCAGTTCTTAATTTTTCCATTTGCTTTTCTAACGATTTAAATTTTGCTTCTGTAATAGGCTTACCTGAAGTCGAAAGTTTTTCTAGTGCATCTAAAACTTTATCTATGGCAGGACAGGTCTCATGAGATACTTTTGGAGACTTTGACTTCAGGCGCATATATATTTTCCGCGGTTGATACTTGTCAAGGAGTTTACGGATTTTTTCGTGTGTGTGGATGATTTTCATAACAAAATTATTTAAAGTCAGAACTAGGGGAATAAACATTGTGTTAACCAATATAGTAACTGTTAACTGTTAGATTTGCTCTAAAGAGCAAAATATCAACTTCGTTGATTTACAGTTTCTAAGTTAATTTAAATGATTAATGTATTTGCTTATTACCAAGATTTGGCCATACTCCACCCTAGTAAAGGGCGGAGTATCTCATTACCAGAGACAAGTCATCTAACCTACGGAACCTTACAGAGGCGGTCGTCCTTCAACCCCTATTATTCCTACTCCATACGACGGAACTTATATGTACCCAAGGTTAGCAGTTTACATATAAGTTAATGGTTGCTTTTTCTCAGAGCCATTATCTTTTCAGCCTTTACGTTTAGCTGTTCACGTGCGACATCAGATTCACCACCTTGTCTCGGCGCATTTCTGAGATATCAAATCACTAGAGTCGCTATATTGCCTGTGTTAGAATTTTGTTAGTAGATGTTTGCCTGCTTTTTCTCTGTGTTCTGTGTAATGTTTGTTAGCATAATAGGAAATACATAGAAAGGTCAACCTTTTTTTCCAAATTTTTTTAACAGGTTGACAAATATCAAATAAATGCTATAGTATAAGCTAAATTTAATTGACATAAAGGCTGACTAATGAGTGGTACAAAATCCAAAAATAAAGGCAAAACGTACGAAAGAGATGTTGCAAATCATCTTACAGAATTATATGGAGAGTCATTTACAAGAGTTCCTTATTCAGGTGCGTTTGTAGGTGGACAAAATATTTCAAGAACAGAAACATTATCTGAAGGACAAACAAGAGGATTTAAAGGTGATATTATACCACCTGAAACATTTCCTTATCTTGTTATTGAAGCAAAACACTATGGTGAGTTTCAGTGGCACAACCTTGCATTAGGAGAACCTATCAAACAATTAAATGAATGGATTAAACAGGCAAGAGAATCTTGCGAAGCACAAGACAAGTGGATATTGTTTGTAAAAATATCTCGTCAAGGCTCATTTGCATTATGGGATCCTAATCAATGGAGAATGGAATATTTTAATATGTATCCTGCAGATCCTGAAAATGTATTCACTTACATGGAATGGTCAAGATTCTGGTACATGAATAAAAAAGCATTCAAAGAGCAAAGTGCTAAACCTATGATTATTGAAACTGTTGAAGAAGAAAATATTAATTCAGAGTTAGAAGATACAACAGAGTCGAATCCTGTTTCATAATATCATCTAAAATATCTTGGACATCACCTAGGCCCTTTGCTGAACCATCTTTGAATGATTTGGTCATTGTTCTGTGTTCTTTGATAGCATCTTCAATTTGCTCTACACTATCGTAATCAACTAATTGTACACCGCCTTGATCAACTGATATTCTGCCTTCATAACCCATCCAGGCTTCAACTAGCTCATCAACTAATGGTGATACATTTGTATACCATTTGCATAATGCTTCATGCTGGGCAAACGATCTTGTTTGCCAATGCCAATATCTAACTTGGTTTAACAATTCTAATGTTGTTCTTGTATATTGTTCTACCATACGTATAATCCTAAGTAAAAGGCAAGTGCTATAATAAATGCCCAAAATAATAATCTGCTCATAATGTAATATTTATACGTTGCCTACTACTTCTAGATCATTATCAAAAGTAGTAAAGCCGTGTTCCTTAATTACGTTTAATATATTTGTTACTCTTCCTACCAATTCATCTCTGTGTGATATTAAGAATACATTTTTATTTCTTTCTCTGCCCATCTTCTTTAATACAGCAATAGCAGATTCAACACCTTGTGTATCCATACCCGAATCAATCAATTCATCAATAAACAATAAGTTTAGCTGATTAGATGTTGTTTCAAATACATCTCTGAATGCCCAAGACAATCCAAGTATTAATCTGTTTCTTTCTCCTCTACTTAAATTATCAAAATCAAGCTCTCTGCCAAGCTCAGTAATCATCACAGTTAAATCAGATTGGAATACTACTTCATGTGGTAATCCTACTGTATCTAAATAATGATTCAATCTTGAATTCAAATAGTTTAAGTTCTGATCAATGATTTTCTTTCTAATAAATGAATCTTTGCTTGTTAACAATCTATACAAAAACTCTTGATGTTCTTTTAAACTTGTTAAACTGTTAATTGTAGCATAATCTATTACTTCTATATTCTTTTGTTGCAGTTCATCTATCTGTTCTTGAATAGGATTAGTTTCTGTTTGTTCACGTTTTTCTTCAGACTGTAATGCTTCTAAGTTCTGTCTATGCTGATATGCTTCGTTCATAGTATTGTAGTATACAGACGGTTTAGCACCTATATTGTATGTGTTGCTTGTATGCGACGATATTATTGTATGTACGTTTGTATGCGACGATGTATGTGTTGTATTGTTTGTTGTATGTGTATGTGCCGACGATAATTGTTGTATACTATTGTATGTGGTTTGTATTTGCGTTTGCGTTGTATGTGATTGATTTTCGGTCTCCATCAGTTCTTTCTTAGCAGACTCCAGTATTTGATCATGTTCATCACTATTGTGCAATGCTTGATCACACGTGGGACACCTTTTGTCCTCTAGTGTAGCAATATTGTCTTTCAGACGCTGTACAGAGCTGTCTAGCTGTTTAAACGTGCCTATAGACTGTGTTAACTCTCGCTTCAACGATTGCAATGTAGTGTTATCTTGGTTCCATTTGACCAGCAGTTCATGACTGTCAATCTCTTCATCAATGTTCACTTTGTTTAACTGTGCAATGGAAGAACGCAATTCAACTAACCGCTTTTCATGTGCATCATCCCATGCTTGTAATTTGATTCTAAACTTTCTAATGGTGTCTTCTACCTTGCTGTTAGACCGCTTGACTGTATCGATTCTGGCTTCTTCACGTGTGATATCGTCTTTGATGCTTTTGATTTCGTCTCTGAGCTTGCCAGCTTTTTCACTTAATTTTGTAATCCCGAGGAGCTCTTCAATCACTTCTCTTTGATCCCCGGCCTTCATTGCCAAGAAAGGTTCGTTGTACGTGTTCAAGGCCACAATGTGTTTAAACATCAAATGGCTCATTCCAAATATGCGTTCCACTTCTTGTTGGGTAAGTCTCGAATCCCCCTGGGCTTCGTTGGTGTCTGTGTCGTTTACCACAGCATCATCACATATAAACTTGAATATGTTTGGCTTACGACCACGTTCAATTCTGTAGCTGTGACCGTCTTTGTCAAACTCCACAGTCACAATCATGTTCTTGCCGTTGGTCTTGTTGATCAAATTGTCACGTCTGATATTGTTCAATGCTATACCGTATATGGCATAGGATAGTGCATTTATGATAGTAGTCTTACCTGTTCCATTTCGAGATCCATCACCTCCTAGGTCCAAGTTATTGCCCAATACCAGTGTCATGCCTGGTGTGTCAAAGTTCACTGCCTGCACAGAATTACCCACACTCAGAAAGTTTTTGATTGATATGTTTTTTAATTTTATCATAGTCTTGTGTATATCTCTACTAGTACATTGTTGTCAAAAGTCTCAGACTCCAGTTTTTTCAACTGTTCGATCACAATTTGATCCACTGACTGAAACTTGATTTCGCCTGCAAATTCTATTTCATCCTCAGCATCTTTCTGTGGTAGAAGTGCCAGCTCTCTGAGTTGATATGATTCTGTGAGATTCTCACGAATATAGTTGGCTTCTTCATATGAAATATCTAGATCCACTTTCACTCTGCAATATGTGTTGGCCTGCAATACTGTTTCTGTGTCTGCCAACAGTTTGCTCAATTCAATGGTTCTGTATCTTGGAGCATCTGGCCAAACTTTGTACACAGGATCTTGTCCCCATTCCAGCAACATACATCCACGATTGTCATCCCAGGCGTCAGCATAGTTGTGAGGGAAGGCATTACCTATGTATGAAATGTTTCCTGAATGCTGACGCTTGTGGAAGTGACCTGTGAACACATGGCCCACATTCTTGAAATGATCTGCCTGTATAGTTCCTGTGTCTGGCATTTCAACCATGGCGTTCATTTTGAAGTTGGGCAGTTCAAAGTGTCCAAACATATATTTGGCTTTGATTTTTTTTATTTTTTTCCACTCATCTTCAACCATCCAAGGTACTATGGCTACATCACCTTCAAGAAATAGATCGTTGATAACCTGTACATTTTCAAATTCATCTGCAAAAGGCACAGATGATATTTCACGTTTGTCTCTGTAAAAGAGATCATGATTACCAACTATAAAATAAACTTTTTCAAATGCTTTAGATATTCTACGAATATTACTCATAGAATAGTTCAACGTTGACACATTGATTGATGATCTGTGATGATGCCAATCACCTAAAAATATACATTGCTTGGCACCAAACTCTTTGGCTTGATCAATGAACCAGTGAATGAATGCTTCACAGTCATTGTTGTGTTGACGTGAATTGTTCTTCATGCCAAAATGAATATCAGTGAAACAAGCTACTTTGTCGAATAACTTACTTTTTTCTTTTTGCATGACCTAAAATCTGTTCTCCGTGTTTTGCTTTTTGTTTTTCTTCATGCTCAATCTGTCTTGTGAAAGATGGAGTCTGTCCAGCTTCTTGTAAAAGATCATCTCTTAGACTTTGATGTTTCTTTTCCATGTTCAATACTCTGGTAAAAGAATTGGTTATTGCCGCAGTATAATATGCAAATGGATTGTCAGACTTGGATTCATCAAACTGTAAACCAATCATGCTCAATTGCAATAGTGCTTGTGATTGCATTTCATCATTGTAAGTGTACCCACGCCAGTTAGATCTTGTGCCGTATCTTTGACACAGTTTCATATACATATGACCTAGCTTGGGAGTTATTGATCCATGATCCAGACTGAATTGATTGTGTGATGCATAATGACTTTTGCCAACTTCCACTAATTGTTTTTTTTCATAATTTTTAAATTTATAATGTTTGAAAGGAACAAAATTTAATTTTACTTTGGTATCTGCAATAGTTTTGTGATTGCTTTTTCTATCTAGATCATCTGGAATATGATCAAATGTTTTAACTCTAAAAATTAGGTCCTCAATTGGAATTGATTTTGGATCAATGGCGTGTTCATCCATTGTAGTTTTTTTAACTTTTAATCCTAATGCTTCAATTTTTTGTTCTGACAGTCTTTTTGCTCTAACCAGTCGAGCTTCTTTTATTGTATTTCTGTTAATTTTTTTAACTTCATCCACTATCAAATCATATTGATGATATTCTGGTTTTTCATAGTAGCAGTAAGACGTTTTACTTTTGTGGATTTCCGCTAATAAATCCTTATTATTCAAATATTTTGTTCTAGCCATACGTAGATTATTCCTTACATTTCATACACAACTAACAATATACACTAAAACGAGGGTATATGTCAAGTCTTTAAAATACCAGTTAATGACGACAATAAATAATATTAACAGGTATTATTAAAATGGCAAATTCAGATTACAGAGTAAAATTACGAGCTAAACCAGGGGCTAAAGATTTGGTATATCCAAAAACTTCAGACCTCATGAGACCTATTGCTAACACTAATGGATTGATATTTCCCTACTCTCCAGAAATTCAAGTCAACTTAGGTACTCCTGCTTATAGCTCATACGATATTCCGCATACTAACTACGAATATTTTGCATGGAATAAATCAACCTCCCCTTCACTCACAGTTAATGGTCAGTTCACAGCCAACACATATGAAGAAGCCAGATACCTGTTGGCTGTGCTGAACTTTTTTAGAATTGTGTGTAGAGGAGAGTTTGGATTAGACAATAGTGTGAGAGCTGATACTAGAGGTGCTCCACCACCAACTTTACTCTTTTCTGCATATGGTCCATATATGTTTAAAAATTTACCTGTTCTTGTAAGAACTGTTACACTAGGTTTACTAAATGATGTTGATTATGTACCAGCTGGTCCACCAGAAAGTCCAGGTGGAACAACGAGTGTTAAAACTGTAGCGGAAGGTCTTGCACAAACTTATGTGCCAGCATCATGCATTATGTTTATCGACTTGGTTGTAGCACCAGATCCTGGCGATGTAAGAGATCATTTCAGTCTTGAAAGTTTTAGAACTGGAAAATACATCGAAGGACAAAACGCAAACGGATCTAAGAGTTTCTTCTAATGCCATATAAAAATAATCCATACAACAAAAAAAGCATATACCGAGATAGTAGAATAATTGATGACTATCTAGGAGTAGTTGAGAATATTCCTTATGTTCCAATTAGAGATGATGACGAATTTTATGTTATTCCAGCTGAGTATGATAAAAGACCAGACTTGGCCGCATACGCATTTTTTGGTAGTACTAGATTATGGTGGGTATTTGCCAAAAGAAATATAAACATTTTAATTGACCCTATAGAAGATTTCGAAGCCGGCACAGAAATAAGAATACCAGATCCGGCAACAATAAAAAATAGATTAGGAAGTTAATATGGCGGAATTTATTCCTCATGATGATCCCAGAAGGAAAGTCGTTGTTCCAGATGAAACTAAATCAGGTGGAGATAATACACCTCAGGTTTATCAAAAAACAAATACAGATAACGAAACTAGACCTGTTAAAGGTGTAACCAATCAGTCAACAGTTGGTGAATCTGATGCAGTATTGGCAGATGAAGATCAAAATGCAGAAGTCAGCGAAAGAGAAAAAGATATTGAAAAACAAAAAGATGATTTAATAATTGATGTTTATCCATACTGGGATAAAAATCCTTTAGATCAATATTCTAAACCAACATATCATTTTAGAATGTTCATGACTAGCATTGATGCATCAAAAGAATTTCTTAGAAAAATGGCAGATCAACAAGCCACAGATACTAATGAAAGAGTTGGCGAAAGAGAATTGGAATCTTTGTCTTTTGCAGAAAACAGTTTTGTATTTGATGACAGTGGCGGAGAACCAAATGCAAAAATTATTGCGGAAACTGCCTCATCAGTTATTTCAATTACAGATGTACAAATGGAAAGTATTGTTGCTCCAACAAGAAACGATCCATCAACAACATTAAACTTTGAAATTGAATTAACAGAACCACAAGGTGTTACAATTTTAGAACAAATGTGGAAGGCGGCTTATATATTAGGTCTTGATAATTTTTATGACTCACCTGTATTTTTAGAATTATGGATGATTGGTGCAAAGAAAGGCGGCGAAGATGCTGGAGTACCAACAAGAATACCACACACTAATAGATTGTGGGCTTTAAAGTTTAATAAGTTTTCATATGAAGTGACTGAAAGAGGTTCAGTAACAAAATGTTCCGCGGCACCTTATGGCGAACAGGCTAAAGAATCAGGTATTGTTAATATACCAAAAAATATTAAACTTTCAGGTATTGATACTTTACAAAATTTTTGTGATAGATTTTCATTTGAACTAAATGAATTAGAACTAGATAGATTAGCAGTTGATAAATTTCAAACTGATTCTTTTGAAATCAGAATTGATGAAGCAATCAAAAATTTAAAGTCTGCTCAGTTAAAAGGTGAAACATTAGATATACATAGAAAAATGTTTAGCGATGATGCTAAAACTACAGACAATCCAGAACAAGATCAAAAGTCAACAGCACAGGCACAGCTAAAATCAGCTGAGGGAACACAATCAATATACATTTATAAAGGACAAACAATACAGCAAACAATACTAGATGTACTTGCATCAACAGACTACTGTCAAAATCTTGTTGTTAAGGCAAAAGGTGCTCAATCTGATTCTACTGATGCTGATGCATTAACTGAAAAAAATATTATGAAACAGTTATTAAGTACAGTCTTTACTATAAATGTAGATGTTATACCAGGAGATTTTGATGTAATCAGAAACACGTATGCTAAAACATACATTTATACAATTACACCATACAATACATTTAAACCTAGAAATGATACCAGTGATATTACACAAGAAGAAATGTTAAAGATTTTACAAGAACAATTAAAGCCGGCTGAAAAGGCAGGAGATAAATTTAGAGGCAATAAAGTAAGAGGATTATGTAAAATTTACGATTACATTTATACTGGTGTTAACGACAAAGTTATGGATTTTAATATTGAATATAATAATCAGTACTTCATGCCAACAGAAGCTCTTAAAGGTGTGTTTAGATCTATCAAAGGTTCTGTTATGCACAAATCATGGGAAGCTGATTACAAACTTTTGAAATCTTACAAAGAAAAACAAAGTGCATTAAAAGAACTATTTAGAAGTTATAAAGCAAGTTATACAAAAATGAAATCTTTTCCACCTGGCAGTGAAGAATATAAAGCATTACAAGAAACTGTAAAACAACAAGAAGCCGAAGTTAAAAAACAAAGACTAGCTTTAAAAAATGAATATTTAAAAACTGTAGGTTCTGATTCAGATGAAGCAAAAAGATTAGTAGGTGCAGACCAAGAATTACAAAATTATTTAAATGAACAAACTGATGGAACTGGTGTTGGTGGCGAAGATTTATCAGGTCAAACACAACAACAAAGAGCTGATAAAGTTTATGGTTCAGGCAATCCAAGATTAGGTGGTGCAAAACAACAACTTCCATCGTCATATATTGGTAATGCAAAAGCATACATTGAACAAATACCATTAAGTGAACTTAAAACAGCTTTTGAAAAAGAAAACACTATGACAAGAATACCAATGGCGGCGGCATCTTACTTTCAAAACGAAGCTGATGCTGATGAATCTCCAGAATCAAAGGTTGGTAAACTTGATCCTAACTCAGCTCAAAGTGTTTTAGGATTTATAAATTTTAAAGCGGCAGAAACACAGGCATTTATTCTTCAAGTTGAAGAAATGGTACAAGCATCTATGACAATACGTGGAGATCCTTTTTGGATTATGCCTTCTGACAAATATTATAATCCAGATACAACCCACGCAATGAATCCTTATTGTAATACGTCAGAAATTGTGTTTAATTTTTACAATCCTGTAAGAAAAGATGCAGATACTGGACTTACAACACAAACTTTAATCGATGATAATGGTAAATTAATAGCAAGAGATGATTTTACAAGTTCATTGTATCAAGTTACTAGAATAAATCATTCATTCAGTGGAGGATTGTTTACACAACAATTACAAATGATACGTTCAACAAGAGTATTTTTTGATAGACTAGGAATTGACTTTAGAAATCCTGCATCTGGAAAAGCACAAATAACTAGAGGTGTAGTAGATTCAATAACAGGAACAGTAAATAAATCACCAGGAGGTGCTGGCGGTACACAACCAGCCGGAGGAGTATAATAATATGTCATTTACAACAACCAAAAAGAGTGCATTTAAAACACCATTAGGAAAAACATACGAAGACCAAATGAAGAGCAATCGTAAGAGTGCTTCTAACTTAACTGGTATTCATCTTGGTAGAGTTATGGAAATTTCTGATTATGCGGCCAAGATGGGTTATATGTTGGTCAACATAGAAGGTCAGTCTGCATCAGATCCAAATAATAGAAATAACTGGATACCTGTAGCATGGACTTCTCCATTTGCAGGTGCAACAAATGTAAATGAAAACATAAAAGACAATATTAGCTCACAAAGTACACAAACTTCTTATGGAATGTGGATGCAACCACCAGACGTAGGCAACATGATACTAGTTGGTTTTGCAAGTGGTATGGCTTATTGTTTAGGTTGTGTATTTCATGAATATGCTAACCACATGATACCAGGTATCGCGGCTGGAAAAGTTTCTTATAGAGATGAACCTGATAAAAATATTAAAGATCAGTTTGTTCCAACAACTGAATATAATAAAAAAGATGCCACATCAGTTAATTCTATGGATTTTGCAGAAAATCCGTTTAGAGATAAAAATGCAAATATTGAAAATACCATGACAAATGAATTTGCTGTAGCTGAAACTAAATCCATGGACAATGTTGATAGGGCAGAACACCCATTCTACGAAAGACTACTTGAACAAGGTCTAGAAAAAGATACAAAAAGAGGTTTAACAGATTCAACAGTAAGAAGAGAATCTCCGTCAAAAGTTTTTGGTATACTTACACCAGGCGGTCATCAATTTGTAATGGATGATGCAGGTTACCAACCTAAGATAAGATTTAGAACTGCCGGCGGTGCTCAAGTATTGTTAGACGATGCAAATGGAATTGTTTATGTTAATAATAAAAAAGGAACAGCATGGGTTGAACTAGGTGCAGATGGTGATGTACAAGTTTTTGGTGCAAAATCAATTTCCATGAGAGCTGAAGAAGATTTCAACATTAGAGCAGATAGAGATGTTAATATTGAAGCGGGTAGACACGTGAAAATTAAAACAAATAGTGTGACAGATACAACACAACCAAAAACAACACAAGATGTTGCGGCACTAGAAACAACTGATGTTGGGTATGATCCAATAACAGATGGTAATCTTCATATTGAAACAGCAGGTGATGTAAAAATTAAAGCTGGTTCAAGTATAAATGCAAGTGCATTTCAAAGTACAACAATTTACAGTAATTTAAATAACACATTTACAGCAATTGGTACTAATTCATTCTCTTCTGCTTTCCATTTAGAAACAGCAGGACAGATACACATGAATGGTCCAATAGCAACTGTGGCTTTACCTGTTGGCGGAATAGAACATCCATGGACAGACGAAGATATATCAAAATATATTAATGTTCAGCAAGATAGAGTAGCTGAAACGCCACGAAATTCATCAAGAAAAACAACAGAAACCAAATCGATAGTTACAAAATACCCAACTAGAGAGCCATATCCAGGGCATTAAAGTACTAAATATTCTTTATTGTTAAACTGAAATATGGTTTAATCATTAGCAAAGGAGAATTGCAATGTTTGGAATTGACAAAAAATGGATTTTACTTGCAGTAGTAGTAATCGCAGTCGGCGGTTGGTTTGCATGGGATCATTCTACAAAAGCCCCTGCAGAAGTACCAGCAGTTGAAAAAACAAATTAATACAATAAGTTATAAATAAACTTATTAAAGTTTCCTCCACAAAAAAAGCCCGGTGCGTGTAATACATCCGGGCTTTTCTATTTTTAAAGCTATAAACTTTGTTATAGGCCTATAACAAATTAGGCTACGTTTGAAAGTTTAGTTCTCATTACTTGATACTTCACTGGCCATCTGCCTCTTTGAGTCATTTTTGGCTTGAAAACAAGACTTCTTACGTCATAGTTTTGTTCTCTTAACTCAAAGATTCTCGCATATGGAGAAAGAATTTTGTACCTTGATACTAATTCTTTCGCTGTCACAGTTTTACCAGTACCTTTGTAGTAATGAAGAATTTTCTGCTTCTGTGTCATTTTAGTTTTTGACATTGTAGTTTCCTCTTTCTTTAAAGTCTGTGTAGAACTATTTCTACGCAACATCTTTATTAATGTTTCAATCATACTCTTAATATACAACTGATAGTTGGTTTTGTCAATTTTAAATTTACCAATTTATTGTTTTGCATATTTTTTAAGATATGTTTCGTTGTCAATCCACTTTCCATCATGCATAAATCCCCAGTCTTTCCGCTTTTGGCCCATGAAGAACAAACTCCAACATGGTAGTTCATTACCATTTTCATCTTTATCCAATTCTAACCAATGCAATTCATCTGCAGATCTGAATCTGATATGACCAGGTCCTCTCCAAAATCTACCTTCCGGCGTATTTTCCCAATATCCACCTTTAAGTATAAATGCTCCCCAGTTCCATGGATGATCATGAAGCTTTGGTTCATCGCTTACCAATACTTTGTGTAGTGTAAAATTGAATGGAAAGTCTTTTCTGTCTTTCAAGAAGACATAGTACCTGATCAGATATGGTATTGTACCGCTTCTGTCGGTAATTACTCGTTTTCTACCCAAATTTTCAAGTAGCTTTAACAACATAAGTCACATTGTATTACACAACTTATGATATGTCAACCGAATTCTATAAAATATGATCTACTAATTTAAATTCAACCAACTGTTTGGCTGTAAGATATTGATCAGATGGGTTATTGAATTTTTTTCGTACATCTGTCAAGCTATAACCTGAGGCATCTCTTAATATTTGCATACATCTTTGCTCACAGTTATTATTTTCTTTCATTTGTGCTCTCATATCATGCATTTTAGCATCAATACTATCACTATGTTGATGATTCATTATACCAGTATTCTTGCCAATGTATCTTTCACCATTTTTTCCACTAGCCAATATCAAAACACCGGCACTCATTACAGCACCAATTCCAATAGTTGAAATATGATGGTAACTGTTCTTCATGATATCAACAAGTGCAAATGTTTCGTACAAATCACCGCCTGTAGTGTTTACATATAGCTTTAATGTACGTTTTGGCTTCTTAGATAAGTTTGCTGACAATATCCACTTAATACATTTACTGATATTTTCTTCTGATATTTCACCATTAAGATAAAAGATATCATTATCCTGCAGACTTATGTCTACTCGATCGTCTGCTGTGTATTGTTCGTATTTTTTCATAGTTATATTAGCTGATAATTTATTAATATTTATAAAATTCCCCTAAAATTAAAACACTACATAATAGCACACATAAATATCATTATAACTATAGATTAAGAGATACAATGGCATACGGAAATACAGGAAATTCTGGCGGAGCAGTAGGACAAGCGGCTAATACTACCACTACTGTTACCTCATCTACAACTAAAACCGATATGGGTTTTGGAACAAAAATCTATAGAGGTTTCAGTTCCAAACTAGGTGGTATAAAATCAGAAGTTTCTGACATGGATTTAATCAAACAGGATTTACTAAATCACTTTTACACTAGAAAAGGTGAACGTTTAATGAGTCCTGAGTTTGGATCAATTATTCAAGACATGGTATTTGAACCACTTGATGAAGACAACAAAGAATTAATTCTCGAAGACGTAAAAAATGTAGTTGAAAGCGATCCGCGATTAACATTAGAAACAGCTTTTCTTGATCAATTAGAAAATGGCTTAAGAGTCAATATCCAAGCAAAAGTAAAACCAGGTAACAACTCCTTACAATTAAGTTTAGATTTTGAAACTGAGGCTTCAACGGAGGCAATTTTATAATGAGTCAGGTAATAAGACAAAATAATTTATTTGCGGCAGAAGATTGGAAAACAATCTACAGAATTTTTACACAATCAGATTTTAAATCATATGACTTTGACACAATTAGACAGTCAATGGTCAACTATATGCAAGTCAACTTCCCTGAAGACTTTAATGATTACATTGAATCATCTGAATTTATTGCCATCATTGATTTATTAGCTTTCCTAGGCCAGTCACTTGCGTTTAGAATTGATTTAAACTCTAGAGAAAACTTTTTAGACACAGCAGAGAGAAGAGAATCAATTTTAAAACTTGCAAAACTTCTTTCTTACAAGCCATCACGTAATCAACCAGCAAGAGGTATCGTAAAAATAAAATCAATTACTACTTCTGAACCAATTACAGATGGTGAAGGCATAGATTTACAAAACAAAAAAGTTTTTTGGAACGATTCAGCAAACTTAAATTGGTATGATCAATGGTTAAGAGTAATGAATGCATCTTTTGACTCAACTAATACATTTGGTAGTCCGGTAAAATCAGATACTTTGCAATCAATACCAACAGACATTTATTATATGAACAACTTAAAACAATTTGATGTTGTTAGAACATTTAATTCTAACATAAAAGGTCAAAGTAGATCATTTGAAATTGTTAATATTGATATATCAGATGCAAAACAATTAAAAGAAGTAGAACCAGATCCATTCTCCCCGTTTACTATGATTTATAGAAATGATGGAACTGGAAATTCGTCAGCAAATACAGGTTGGTTCTTATACTTCAAAGAAGGTATTCTTGAAAGCGAAGATTTCACTTTTGATTCACCTTTACCAAACAGAAATATCAATATCGATGTTGATAATATTAACGAGTTTGACGTTTGGTTACAACAAATTGATAGTAATGGTACTCCAATACTATCATGGGACAAAGTACCAGCAGTATCAGGTAATAATATTGTTTACAATTCACTAGCATTTAATAAAAGAAATGTTTTTACAGTTGAATCAAGAAATAATGACAGAATTTCAATTAAGTTTCCAGACGGAAATTTTGGTAATGTTCCAGTTGGAACATATAGAGCGTGGTATAGATCATCATTTGGTAGTGGTGAAGCTATTGCACCATCAGATATAGCAAACAAAACTATTACTGTACCTTATGTAAACAAAGAAAATCAAGTCTACGATTTAACAATTACATTTGATCTTCAATATGCAGTAACAAATTCACAACCAACAGAATCAGATCAAAATATTAAATTTAATGCAATTAAAAATTACTATGCACAAGATAGAATGATTAGTGCAGAAGACTATAATATATTTCCTATTGTAAAAGTTTCTGATATACAAAAAATTAAATCAATTAATAAAACACACCAAGGTCATTCAAGATATTTAGATATTAATGATCCAACTGGTACTGTGGCAAGTGTTAATATGCTTGGCGAAGATGGAATAATCTATAGACAGCCTAATAATGCAAGAAGTACAGCAACTATTGTAGATCAAGATACAACAGGTGCATTTAACTATCTTAATACTGTAAGAACTGTTATTCAACCAATGCTTGAAAATAAAAATTTACAAAATTATTTCTTTGACACTTATAAAAAATCAATTACAGATCAAGTAAACAATGCAAATGCATTTAGTTTAGAAAATGATTCATCATATAACAAAGTAACATGGAAAACATTTCCTGATGCTGTTGAATCAACTACTGGTTACATCTACCAAGGTTCAAGTTCAAAAGAAAATGCATTTATGGTTTACTTAAATCCACAAAACAACGAAGCAAAATTAAGTTATATAAGACCAGGAACAAAATTAGAATTTACAAATGAAAATAGAAGCTCAGTCATATGGGCAACTGTTGTATCTATTGCAAATGATGGATTTATGTTTACAGCAGATACAGTAGGGTCTATTACACTTGATAGTGCTGTTCCAAACGGATTTAAATTAAGAACAGTTATTCCAAATCTTAGATCAACACTAACGTCAGGCGAACAGTCGGAAGAATTTAATATTGAAGCAAAAATGAAATTAAATGAAGACTTTGGTTTAGGCTATAATTTCTGGGATAGTGCATCTAGAAAAGAAGGTTGGTACATTATTGAACAAGAAAATTTAGACTTAACATCAAACTTTGCATATTCAAGTAAAGGTACCACAGCAGATTCAAGTTGGTTATTATATGCTCACAAAGATCCAAATACAAATATCTATAGTTTCACAGTGAGAGGATTAGAATATATTTTTGAATCTGATAATGCAGTAAGATTTTTTAATGTTAAAGATTATAAAAATATTGATGTTAATACAGGCTTGGTAATTAGAGATCAAATTGTATTACCAAAAACTAACAAAGATATTGACGATGTAAATTTAGATCGTCCTATAAAGTTTGCAGTTGATGATGGTTTTACTGAACCAGATGGTTTTGTAAATGCAAGAAAAATTAAAGTTTCAAATTTTGATGGCGACGAAGATGGTATGCCAGACAATCCAACAGCACATGAAAAAATTATACCTTATAACAAATACATTGTTCTTGAATCATATGAAGATTTTGACGGATACACATATTACAAAATAGCAGGAGATTCAGAAGATCAATCAGCGATAGCAACTGACTATTATGTAAGTGTTAGTCCAGATCAGCCACATGGTTACCTATTTGGTACAACTGGCTTTGCTGAAGCTGGAGATAAAAATCCAGACATTGTATTATATAGAGGACAAACATATACTTTTCATTTAAACTTAACAGGACATCCTTTCTGGATTAGAACTACTTTGAGTGCAAACAATGGAATAGGTTTACAGAATGGTTGGTCAGTAACATCTGCACACAACGGCAAACAGACAGGAACATTTACGTTTACAGTTCCATCTAACGCACCAGATGATTTGTTTTATGCTTGTCAGTTTCATCAGGCAATGCAAGGAAACATTAAAGTACAAGATTTTGATGAAAATACAGCAAAAGTTAAATTTGTAAAAGCAGGAACATCAACTCCATACTTTGGATTTTATGAAGGTAGTGTAACAGGCGGCGAAATTAAAGAAGCAACATATCAAGGCGGTTACTGGACTACTGAACATAACGGTAAAACTTATAGAGCGTATGAAGGAAGATCATATACATCTACAAATCCATTGTTCTTCCAATATAAACATACTGCACCTAGAGATCACAGAATTGATCCAAGTATCAGTTCTGTTATTGAAATGGTTGTTTTACAAAAAAGTTATTATGCTGATTTAGTTTCATGGAAAGCCAATCAAAAAACAATTTCAGAATTGCCACCAAGACCAACAAACACAGATTTATCTTTAGTGTTTAATGAAATTGAAAAATATAAAGCATTAGGTGATCAAATTGTTTATACACCAGCAAAATTTGTTTTATTATTTGGTGATCAAGTTGAAGATGAAAAATTAAAAGCAACTTTCAGATGTATTAAAACACCTGGAGCAACTATTACTGACAACGAAGTTAAAACAAGAGTAGTTGATGCTATTAATACTTTCTTTGATATAAACTTCTGGGAGTTTGGTGACAGTTTCTTCTTTACAGAACTAGCGGCATATATTCATACACAATTAAAAGGTGAATTGGCTTCTATTGCTATAGTTGGTAAAGATGACGAATCAGTATTTGGTGACTTATTCCAGCTGACCGCAAATAATAACGAACTATTCATGAGTACTGCTACAGTTAATAATGTAGAAATTGTAACTAACTTTACAGGCAGTAACTTAAGAGCTTCAGGAGAAATTGAAACAGCGTCAATTGGCGCATCTTCTGGCTCAACAGGAGTAAGAACTGATGCTAGAAGTGGTGGTTCTTCAGGATCATCAGGTTCAGGCGGATCATCTGGAGGTTACTAATGAATACAAAAGTAATTAGAAAATTACCTGGTTACCTACAAAACCCAAAACTTGAATCATTTTTTGATTCAACAGTTGAGCAATGGTTTAAAAAAGGTGAAGCTGATTACGTTGATGGATATATTGGTCGTAGAGCAGGAACAATTTACGATGCCAACAAAGATTTTTATGTACCTGAAATATCTAAAAATAGACACTACTATCAGTTAGAACCTACAGCAACAATTAGAGATACTGAAACAGCATTAATTGATCAAGAAACATATTATGATGAATTAATAAGCTATCTAAATTACTATAATGCACCAACTGAAAATCATAACAAATTATTTTCACAGGATTATTATACTTTTGCCCCGCCAATTGATATTGACAAGTTTGTTAACTATGAAAATTATTATTGGTATCCAGATTTAGATTTAAACTTACCTACTGTAAAAATTGCAGGTAATGAAGATAAAAATATCAATGTTACAACAGAAATTATTGGAAAACCTGAATATACATCACCAACAGGAATTACTTTTTCATCTGGTATGTTTATTGAATTTGTTGATGACACATACGTAACGCCGGCTAGTGCAATTAATGATGCGTCTGGAAATAAAATTAGATATTTTGTTGAAGGTGTTGGATCAGAAGAAGGTATTAGACTTGTACCAACTAGTAATTTACCAGCAACATTTTTCAAAGTAAATGATTTACCATGGGACTCATCAATTGACGATGTAGGTAATACTGGTGATGGATTATGGGATGCAGATGGTGTGTCAGGCTGGAAACCTATCAACAATGGATCTAATACACAATATTATAATACATTTGGTTACTTCAATGATGGTAAAGAAATTCCACTCAGTGCAATAGTAATTGGAGAAACAGTTTCAAATCCAGTTGATTTATTATCCAGAGGTAGATGGGATACAGCACCATCGGCCGCAGGACAAGATTATATTACTATCGAAAGAGGTGCAGAAGATCAAAATCCTTGGTCAAGAACAAACGGCTGGGCTAACAAAAACACATTAACAGATTTTAAATCAGTTACACAGGTTGTTAAAATTTATCATAACTGGGACGATGACGAAGGAACAGGTTATGATGATATTTACTGGGATGAATCGTATAGAGTAACTGAATCACCTTTCACATTAGATGAAACAAGAAGAGCAAGAAGACCAATTATTGAATTTGAAAGAAATTTAGAATTACACAATTACGGAAAAATTCATATACAGGACGTTGATGTTGTTTCTGATGGCGTTAACAAAATTGATATTGAAGGAAATCCAGAATATACTGTAGATGGCATTGCATTGCAAAATGGCCATAAAATGTTATTTAAAAATAATCAAGATGTACAAAGTTATGTACCATGGGATGCAGATGATATAGCATGGGACCAAGATACAGACAATGATCCTACCACAGGCGGTATTGAATCATTTCTTGCTCAAGCAGGACAAACAGTATTCAATCTTCAAGATTCATTGAGATCACAAGACACTATTTTACTAAATGGTGATCTGCAAAAAGTTGATGAAGACTTTACAGGTATCGGCACAAAAACTTTAACATTTAACACGCCATTACAAAGTGGTAATATTGTAAAAATATCACATGGTGGTGGTACAGGTGGTGACATAGGTTGGGATATTAATGATTTATTTGTTGACAGTACTTCTTCTTTATGGACAGTATCTGGTGTAGGTACAAGTATTGCATTAACACAATTAGATTTAGCTGTTATTGACTTTGATAAAGTTACTGTTAGACTTGGATTAGCAAATGAAGGTAAAGAATACTATTGGTTGAATAACAGATGGAATGAAGGTCAAACAAAAACTAAAATTAACCAGTATCCATTATTTGAACTTTACGACAACGATGGTGTACCATTAAGTGATGCAGGTAAGTACACTTCAAGTAACTTTGCAGGCTCAAAAATTTATTCTTACAAGACAGCAGACGGATTAAACGATCCATACTTAAACTTTCCTGTATCTTACAAAAATAATTTAGATTTAGTATCAGCTATTGAGTTTGAGAATAATTTGTCAACTGAAACATTTTTAAATGATCAAGAAGACATTACAGGATATTATCATTATAAAAAAACAAACTACCCACTATCTTTAAATAGAAGATTTTCAAAAAAAGTCACAGTATCAAAAGATAACGGTAGTGGCAAAAATAAATTTTATATAGATGGTGTACAGCAACCTTCACTAATTTTAAAAAGAGGCTATACATACATTTTTGAAACAGAAGATCCTTCATCAGGATACATTGGTTACACCAATGCTAATCATCCATTCTATTTCAGTACTTCACAGAACTGGAACAAGAATGCGTATGACGATGAGTATACAACAGGAATAACAAATAGTAGAGTATATTATGGTAAGAGTGTTACTAAAGACACAGAAAACTTTTTATACATCGAATCAAATGGTATACCATCGTATTATGCCGGAGGAACTTTTCCGAATGCACAGAACCCGAACGCCATAGTATCTCAAACTTTCAGGTTCAAGATTCCAAAAGTTCCTACCGCGGCATCAACTCCTGTTGAAACACCGCTTGGTATGATAGGTTGTACTGTTGACGGTGTACCAATATACAACTCAAAGACAGCTAACGTAACAAACATTACTACTGAACAATATACTACAAATGCTGTTAAGGCAGGCATTACATTAGGTGTTGATAGTGCAGGTATCTATTACGTTAATAGCGACCCAGTAGACAGCTATACAAAAGACTCAGGTAATCATTCTCCTATCATTGGTTATTCATTTGATGGATATCCAATATATGGACCATACGCATTTACAAACACTGATGGTACAGGTTCGTTTAAGAAAATGGAAACAAGCTATCGATTAAAAACAACAGACAGAGAAGATGGTTCAACACGTGATGGTACATACATGGAAGATTATGAATATGTTGATGGACTAGGTGATCTAGATGAACACAATGGTAGAATGTGTGTTACTCCTGAATATCCAGATGGAACTTACGCATACTTTATAACTATTGACGCAAATGACGAGCCTGACTTTCCTTATATCATAGGTCCAACTTATAAAGCAACACCATTAAAAACAAATTATACAGCTTCGTATGATGATCATACAATTAACGAAACAATATCATCACAAACTGGTGGAATGCAATTAGAATTTACTGTACCATTCTCTGCACCAGATACATTGTACTATCATTGTGGTAACCATTCAAACATGGGTGGCGAAATACAGATTGTTAACAGAGATGTTAATAATATGATTGATGCTAGATCAACTATTTTTAACAACGAGTGGAAAGTAGCAAATAATCCTTCAAGACAATTACTTGTTGAAGAATTTGAAGTAGATGAAAACTACATTCATGGCTTTACAAAATTTACTTTAGAAAATCAAATTGATGATGCTTTAAAAGTTCAAGTAACACTAGATAATAAATTCTTGCAAAGAAATATTGATTTTGTTGTAATTAATAATAAAGAAATAGCATTAACATCAAAACCAAAAACAGGTGCATATATTCAAATAAAATATGATACTGATTCTCAAACACCACTAGGCAGATACAATTATTATGACGTTCCTAAGAACTTAGAATTTAATGCAAGTAATGAAGATGTATTGTCATATTCGTATGGTGATTTGTTAACTCATTACTCTTCAATAATTGAAAATCAAGAAGATATTTTAGGTCAAGGTTTAGGTCCAAACAATTATAGAGATACTAGAAAAGATACTTCTAAAGGCGGAGTGATACTTCAGCATAGTTCACCAATGCTAAGAGCAATGATGATAGCTGGTGATAATAACTTAAACTTATTTGATGCTTTACGTCATGCTGATTCATCATACTCAAGATTCAAAGCGGCATTTATAAACAGTTTAGATATTTTACAAAAAACAGGTTTATATGATGAAACCAATGTTGGTAAAATGGTCGACGATGCAATTAAATCAACTAATTTAAACAAAAACAAAGTACAACCATTTGCTGATAGTAGAATGTTATCAATTGGAGAAACGTATACAGCAGAAAGAGTAGTATTGAATGTTGACAATACTCCTTGGTTAACACAAGACACTATGTTACAAGATATCATATCTGAAGATTACCTTGTTGGTGAACCAGGAATAGAATTACAGAATGCATCTTATAATCCAGATGAAGATCATGGATTGAAAAATATGTATATTTACAGAAATGGTGATGTATTATTGTATAATGAAGATTACATTATTGACAATCAAATGGGAACTAAAATTGTTTTCTTAGGTCAGGTTGCTGATAAGCCACAAGTCAATGATATTATAACTGTAAAAATTTATGAAAATATACAACCGGCTTATGTTCCACCTACTCCATCATTCTTAGGTTTACATCAAATGTATCTACCAAAATATGAATATGATGATTCATATGTTGAAGGCGCAAGACAATATATCAGAGGTCACGATGGTTCAAGAGTGTTGGCGTACAATGACTTAAGAGATAAAGCAATTCTTGATTATGAAGCAAGAGTGTTTAACTCTGCATCTTACAAATTTACAGATAAAGATTATACTCCACCTATTGTTCCAGAAGAATTTGTAGGAGATAATTTAAGAACTAAATTGTTTACACAAGATCAAGCAAAAGAAATTTTAAGACCTATATTTCATAGATGGGCTATAAACAACAGAGTTGATTGGAAAACTAATATATCACAAGATATGAAAGATGCTTTGATGGTGGATAATGAAGATGTTTATACTTCACCAAACACTTATGTTGCACCAAACTATTTTGAAACGTTGTATACAAACAGTTGGAAAATATTAAATTATTCTGATACAACTAGTTTACAATCAAATCAAAAACTTCCTGGTAACTGGAGAGGCATTTATAAAGAGATGTACGGAACAGATCGTCCGCATACTCATCCATGGGAAATGTTAGGCTTTTCAATGAAACCACTATGGTGGGATTCAACATACAGTTGGACTTCAACAGCACAAAGAAATTTATTAATAGATCATCTAGAAAAAGGTATAATAATTGCAGGTGACAGACAGAACTTTGTTAACAAATCTTATAACAGTCCAGATAATCCTTATGCAAGACCTAATTTTTCTGATTGGGTGCCTGTTGATTCAGTTGGTGCATTAATTGATCCTAAAAATAGAGGAATAGTAACAACATATCCTAATGGTCTTATAAACAAAAGACAATGGAACTTTGGTGATGGAGCTCCGGCGGAGTATGCTTGGGAAAATAGTTCATCATATCCTTTTGCAATACAGCAATTATTGTTTACACTAGCACCTTTACAGTATACTGAAAAAATGTGGAATACTTTAGGATTTACAAAATCTAAAATAGTTGATAGACAAGTTTATGATTCACAAACAGGAAGAAGACAACAAAACAAAGGAATATATGTTCATGGTGAATCAATTGAAACAGCTGATGGAGAAAAGGTAACATTAATTAAAGAAGGCTATCAACAAATTTTAAGTGATTACTTAATCAGTGAAAGAAAAAATATATCAACCTACTTAGGTAACAGAATACGAAATCTTGAATCTCAACTTTCATACAGAGTAGGAGGATTTACAGACTCAAGAACACTGAAAGCAAAAGCTGAATCTTATAGTCCAGGCACAAAATCAAGAACACTTGATATACCTAATAATGACATAACATTTAGAACACATACTAGTCCACCACTATCAACATCAACGTATAGTGCTATTATGGTCACACAAACTGAAGAAGGATTCTTCAGAGTAAATGGGTACGATAATACAAGTGCTAAATTCTTCGTTCTTAATCCTGTTGAAACAAGCAAATCTAGATCAGTAAACGTTGGCGGTAAAACACCTGACATTCCAACATTCAAAGAAGGACTTGATTTGTTGATTGGCGACTTTGTTAAGCATAACGGTACAGTATTTCAAGCTACAACTAAACACACAACAACAAATGTCTTTATAAACTCAAACTTTAAAGAACCAAACAAGATACCATTAGTAAACGGTATTGAAGTACTAAATTATGATGACTACGATACGGTGCCTGATATTGTTGAGTATGGTACTGTGTTTACAAGTGTACAACAAGTATATAACTTTATTGTTGGATATGGAAAATACTTAGAATCACAAGGTTGGATATTTGATCATTATGATAATGAACTTGGACAGCAGTTTAGTTTTGATTATTCAGCAAAAGAATTCTTATACTGGGCAAATGCCAAGTATGCAACAGATCAAGGTGTAACATTAAATCCTTGTATCAAATACTTAAAATACAAACCAGCTTTAGGCTATGTAGCAAACATAGAACAAACATTTGGCGGACATTATAAAATTGTTGATCAAAATGGATTTCCAATTGATAAATCATTAATTGAATCTACTAGAGATGCTGACAAAACAATTACTATTGAATTAACAGATAAAAACAATGCAATTTATTCTTGTAAACTTTTTACACAAACAATAGAACACGTTGTTACATTTAATAATAAAACTATATTTGATGATGTTATCTACGATCCGATACTTGGTGTTAGACAAGGAAGATTAAAACTTAATTTCTACAGATCGCAAGATTGGGATGGTACATTTAACGCACCTGGTTTTGTAATTAGAGGTACTACGTTAATACCAAACTTTGAAAATTCAGTTGATAATATTCAAAGATATTTTGATGTTGACAATTTATTACCACAAAGTGATATTAGAAATTCTGCATTACATAACATTGGTTGGCAAAATAGAGAGTATCTCTCAAACTTAGGATTATCAGATACTGCTCAAGCAAAATTCTATCAAGGAATGATTGCACAAAAAGGTACACAAGAATCAGTTGATAAACTTTTAAAATCAAATGAAATATCAGATACAGAAACATTTGATGTATATGAACAGTATGCATTTAAAATTGGTAACTTTGGTGCAGTAGAACAAAAACAAGATATTGAAATTAAACTAAAAGGCAAATTAATAAAACAAAATCCACAGCTTGTTGACTTTGTATTACCATCAGATAAAACTGTTGTTCCAAATTATGATAATGAAACTGATGATATTTACAAAATTGATATTGATGATTCTGACAGATGGATTAAAAGACCAATTGGAAATTATAGTACTAACAAAATATTTCCAATGCAAGAGCAACCAATATTAAAATTACCAACAGCTGGTTACGTACATTGGAATGATGTACACAAGAAAACATGGAATGAAACATCATTAGATACACTATACGAATCAAATTCAATAACAGAAGGTGATAGAGTTTGGATTGCAAATGATAAAAATTTAGATTGGAATGTTTTAAGAATCAGTAATACTGCAAATACTATTGACTCTGTTGTGCAAACTGAGCCATTATTAATTGTAACATTAGATGAAACAACATCAAAACTTGTTGAAACAGAAAACGAAAGTGCTGAAGCTGTTGTTAAAGAAGATCCAGATGCACCAGTTACAGGTAATCATGTATTCAAATATGTTCCTGTACCTGATACATTAGACTTTAACTTCTCAACTTCAGGTGCTTTTGGTTCTGGAGCAGATGTATCTGTAAATGATTTAGCTGATGAGGTTGTTGAAATAGAATTCGATGCATCACTATTAACAGCAACTAGTGACTTTACAACAGGTGACGTAATTGAGTTTCAAGGCAATGGTGGTACAGGATGTAGAGTTCAAGTGGCAGAAACAGCCGGCGTTATACAAAATTTAGTACTTCTAAATGGCGGTAATGGCTTTTATGGAATACCAACAGAAATTGTTGCTGTAACTAAACCAGATGGCACACCAAATACTACAGCATTAAATTCTTTGCCAGCATTATCTCAAAACTGGATCACGTTCCATGCTGATACTGTTGCAAATGTTAATGCAAACAACTATTATAAATTTGGTGCAATTAAAACTCTTAATATTGTTAAAGGTGGATCAGGATTTACAACACCAACTATAGAAATTGATCCTGACAGAACTGGAGTATCAAGTTTTGTAATTAACAGTTCAAACTCTGATATTACAGCAGTAGGTGGAGTAATTCAAGGTGCAACAACAACTGAAATTGAGATTAGTAGAAATACTAGTGCTTCAAACAATCAGTCGTTTGATATATCAGTACAAGCAACAGATGTTTCAGGACAAATAAAAATACAAGATTCCGCTACAAGTGGTATTGTTGATTTAGGTTCAATAAGCAAATTGAATAGTATTTCATCTGTGAAGTTTAACATTACTGAATCGTTTGGATCTGGTGGTAATAACTTTAATGGTAATATATTTTTAGTTGAACAAGGACAAGATAAAACGTTATCACAGAATCAAATTGAAATTGTAAGTGCAACAGACTTCAACAATATTGATTCAAGCACAATACAAGAAAATATTTTAACAAACACAAATATTGATTGGGCAAGAAAAAATTATACAGCACACATTAATATTGCATTTACAAATGCTACAAGTGGTAATGCAGACGTACAAATAACTTACAACACAGCACAATACCAAGTTACGGATACAACTGGTGCAATACCAACTACAACTGCTCAAGTAGGTGCAATAAGTTCTGCTACTGGTTTACTTGATTATGTTGATGTTAGATTACATGATAGACTTGGTGGATTAGATGATCCTTATGTTGAACATTTTGATTATACAAATACAAAAGTGTTTACAACTGCAATTACTTTAGATAGTGATGTTGTAGTTTTACACAACGATGAAGTACTAACACAAGGTTCAGATTATACTATCAGTGGAACTACACTAACAATAGATAACGGTGTTACTCTTGAGTCTCCAAGTGTTCCATCAGGCTCTCAACTAGTTTATGCAACTGACACAACAACTGCAATACCAAGATCACGAATCACAGTTAAACATAAAATCGTTGGAACTTCTTTAGCAAGTACTGTTGGCAAGTTTTTAAGTTTACCTAAATTAAAAGATATCAATTGGGCAGAAGGTGACTTAATTTATCTAGATAATTATGGTAAAAACAAATATGTAACTTTAAGATTCACAGCAGATCTAAATACTAAAAATGCATATGAAAAATATGGTGACGAACCAGCTGTAACATATACAAATCCAAACACATCAGTTGGTTATTGGATAATACATTCTAACGTAGACTATTCAGATGTTGCAACATGGGGTACTATAAATTTAAATATTCAAAGTAATACTTCATTATATGAAAGAACTAAACGACTACAAAAAAAGTTTGTAGACACAGCATTATTTTCTAAGTCACAAGTTCACAATTTAGGAAATTACAGAACAGAGGCTGAAATGTTTGTGTATGATCCAGTTAAAGGTGTATTACCACCTAACGTTGAAGCAAACATCAAATATAAATCTACAATTGATCCTGCAAGTTACACAACTTCAGATGATTCAAAAGTTTCAAATACTTTACCATGGAGAGAAGAACACTTAGGTGAAGTATGGTGGGATATATCAACTTGTAGATATATTGAATATGAAAACTATGATTTAGATTATAGATCTAAATACTGGGGTAAACTATTTCCTGGATCAAGTGTAGATCTTTATGAATGGACAATGAGTGATAAACTGCCTGCTGAATATGAAGGCGATGGTGTTGTTAAAGATGCAAATGATTACGTTTCAGAAGACTATGAAGACAGAAATGGTAGAGCATTAACAAGATATTTCTTCTGGGTGAAAAATAGCACAGATATACCTACACAAGAATTTAGAAATTTAAGTTCAATTAAAATGGGTCAAATTTTAAATGATCCAAAAACACAAGGATTGTCATACTACTCACCAATAACAACCAAATCATTCTTGACTTATAATATATCAGAAAGATTATCAGATGACGGATCAATTATGCATATTGGTTGGGCAGGTATGAATGACTACGAACAAATTCATACACAGTGGTTATTGTTACAAAAAGATAATCCAGATAATATTATTCCAGATCAAATTTGGAACAAACTTACGCATTCATTATCAGGATTTGATACAAATGCTGGTTATAGATTATTGAATACGCCGTTAGAAACGCCTTTTGCACAAGGAGGCAAGTACTATTATCTAGCCAACAATACTGTTAAGTCAGCTGATAGTGTTCCAACATTATCAAACAATGTTTACACGTACGGAGCAGAAGAAGGACAACCAGTTCAAATATTTGGTGCATCGTTATCTGAAGGTGATCCAAATAGAAAGTTAGGTTATGCTGTTCCTGATAAAACAAGATTAGGCGGAGACGCATTATATGGTAATTCATATAGACCTAGACAAACATGGTTTAAAGATATTGCAACAGCAAGAAGAATATTTGTTGACTTTGTAAACAGACAAATGTCAACTATCAATTTAGATATTGAATCTCCAAGTTGGAAAATTAAAAAAGATGGAACAGTTATAACAACCGAAAAATATCTAACACCAACAGACTATTATGTTAGTGGGTACGATGATAGTATCTTAGTTGACTACGAATATGATTATAAAAATGATATCGATACAACTTCACTGAGACAGAATGATGTAGTTAAAATTAAATATGATTACAACAACAAATGGGGTTTATATGTGTATGGTGATAGAACAGAAATTCTAACTGGTACAGCAGATGTCAGCACAAAATCTGCGTCATCAACAGCATTAATTAGCTTACCAGCTGTAGGATCAGGTGGAACAAGTATTGGTGGGTATGGAGATGAACAAACCTATCAATCATATAATACAGCTTTACCAGGCCAAGGACCTGAAATAGTGACTGGTAATGCAAGAACAGATACTACAGGTTTTGAATTGGTAAGAATTGCAAACGAGCAATCAACAATACAGTTAAAAACAAGTTTATATACAGATAGAAGTGATGAAATTGATTATAACATACAAGAATTAATTCAAGTAATTAAAGACAATGTATTTGGTGGATACAGAAAAGAATTGCAAAACAAATTATTGTTTACAATGATTGATTATGTATTCTCTGAACATGATAGAAATGATTGGTTATTTAAATCATCATACTTAGGTTTAGTACAAAATAAAAACTCACTAACACAAAAATCATTATACGAAATTGATAAGTTTAGTGACATTAGAGATTATATTAATGAAGTTAAACCATACAGAGCAAAAATTGAAAACTATGTAACTAAAAATGCTACAGAAGTTGAACAAGCAACTGTAGGAATGGCTGAACTACCGCAACAGAAAATCAAATTATTCTTTGATAGATTTACAACTGAAATTAAAGTTAGAGATGCTTCTGCAGGAGCAAATCAAAAAGATCAGATTATAAAATTATTACAACCATCAGTTAATCCAGATTCAGCTGTTGAAAGAATAGCTTTATCAAAATACAGAACGCAATTAAGTGAACTTGCAGAAGCACCAGATAGTAATGATAATAGTTTATTGATTATTGATTTACTCAAAGATTTGAAAAACGAAGTTATTAATCCAGCTGATGAGTTTTATGCTCCACCTGATTTTAAAACAGCTAAACAAGATGGTGTTGAAAGATCTGTTCTTGGATTAGACTTATATGATTTTGATAAAAACTTTAGATGGGATGAAGACATAACTCAAGAGTGGTATAATTCACAGTTTGGGTTAGAAAGACAATTAACTGCAAAACCTTATATTGCTGACCACGATACTACTAGAGAAGGGTATGCAAAATGGAAAACTAATTTTGCTTACAAACTAGACGACACAATATCGTATAACGATTTATCAACATTCACAGCTTGGAATGTTAATTCTGAATATGAGGTTGGTGCTTTAGCAACACACAAAGGAAGACTTTGGAGATGTAAAAACAAACATAAAAATCTTGCATGGGAAACTGATCTTGTACAAGACAGATGGGAAATGATTGAGAATATTGTGTTTGAATGTCTAGAAGAGCATACATCAGGATCTTTCAAAGATGATTATGCAAAAGGCAAATGGGCCGTTGTGTCATTAGAACTTGAAGCAGGTGGATTTATTAGACCATATCATGAAGAAAATCCAGAAGAGTTTATACCACTTGGATTATCTGAGTCATTAAAATTCAAAGTACAAACATATGAAAGAGTTGACACAGTTTCTAAACAAGGATTTGGTGACGTACTGACTTACATTACATATTATGATAACATTGGTAGAAGGCTGTCAATTAGAGCACCTAGGAAGAGATCAACATTTATAACAGAATCGTTTGGTAAATCATCAGCTGTAATTAATATTGATAAAATTTACACAAGTGACACAGGTAGTGGTTTTGCAGTTGGTGATGTTATTACATTATCAGGCAATGGTGGTACAGGATGTGAACTGACTGTTAATAAAGTTGGCCCAACAGGTAGAATTATAGAACTAGAGCTGAAATCAGGTGGCTCAGGTTTTACTGATCAACCTACAGAAATTGATTCTGTAGAAGATGTAAACGGTGTTGATAAAACATCATCAGTAACATTTGATAAGTTTTCAATTATAAGAAACAGATGGCCATGGCTAAGATTTACAACAAGTGGTTCTGCTGTTGCTACAGCAAAATTAAGAGATTTAGAATTTAGATTACCACAACCATTACCAGGTAAGCCTGGAATGATTTGGGTCGGAGACGAATTAGTATCATATACAAAAATTGATGCTGATAATTTAATACTTTCAGGAATAACTAGAGGACTAAAAGGTACTCCAGTTAGTGAACATTTATCAGGCACAATAATACAAAGTGCCGGTCAGTCAGAAGTAATTCCTGAAGATAACAAAATGCCAACAACTAGAGTTGATGTTTATAATCATGGATTTGACAACGATGCTGATACAGAAGGACATACAAGCTGGGACAGAGATGTGGATAATGATGCATCAACAGGTGGTGGCGGTTTAACAGGTGGTGACGTAGGATGGGACGAAGAGATCATTACCGTAACAAATTACTTAACATGGGGTAAAGGCGTTGGCTTATGGGCATCAGATGGTCCACAAGCTACATTCATTAGAGAAGGCGGATTTGCAATAGGTGAAACACAAGAATACATGGCACCTGGATATGTAGAAACTGGCTATCTTGTAGAATCAGACGCAGAACCAGATTAAGTATAAATATAACTAATTAGGAGAAAACAATGGCGCTATCGCACACAGGAATTAAATTTAGATTGACTCAGAGTGAGTCAGAAACTGGGTCAGCAACTCTATCAGCGGCATTAGCCAAGACTGGCGATAATGCACCGTTATCTCATGCTGATCTAGATGCTAACTTTGTAGAATTAGGAAAAGCTATTCAACTTACAGATGATAAAATTGATGCTTTAACATTAACAGATATTTCAAATGTAGACACTACTGGTCTTGCAACAGGCATGGTACTAAAATATAATGGTACCAATTGGGCCGCAACTGCAATAACAGAAGAAGATCTATCAAACAATTCAACCACTGATCTTGCAGAAGGTACAAACTTGTATTTTACAGATGCAAGAGCAAGAGCGGCAATATCAGAAAATTCAGATCAACTGGCATATGACAGTTCAACTGGTGTAATGACATTTACACAAGGTGATACTGATACAGTATCAGAAGGTTCAACAAATTTATACTTCACTGACGCTAGAGCAGATGCACGTATTGGTGCGGCATCAATTAATGCATTATCCGATGTAACAATTAACTCAGCAACATCAGGACAAGCATTAACTTGGAATGGTTCTGCTTTTGTGAATAGTGCAGTTGGCTTTGCAAATATTTCTGGAAAACCAACAACACTTGCAGGTTATGGAATTACAGATTCATTTTCTGGATCATACAACAACTTAACTGATATACCAACTCTAGTTGGATATCTTGCAGGAACATCAGATGGTTCAGCTGATCAAATTTTGGCAACAAATGCCAATGGTACTTTTAAATGGGTAAACAACCAAGCAACATCTGGTATACAATTAAATTCATTGTCTGTTGGTGCAGAAGCATCAGCTTCAGGCGATGGTGGAATTGCATATGATAATACAACAGGTATTTTCACATATACTCCACCAGACTTATCAACTTTTATTACAGCGACAGGTAACACAACTTTCTCTACACAGCAAATAACTAATCTTACTGATTTGAGAGCAAGTGGATCTGGAATTACAGTTGGTGATCCATCAGCAACTTTTGATTCAGGTACAGGTGCTTTTACGGCTGAGACAAATTTAGATGTTAAAGGTGATATCACAGGTGATGAAATTGAAACATTTGGTAGAGCAGATTTTTCAGAACAAATTGTGGTTTGGTTAGATGATGATCATGAAAATGCCACAGGAACAAAATCATTTATATTTGATGCAAATGCCACAGGTGATAAACTAAAAGTCACAGGTGATTCAAGAATCACAGGTGCCCTAGAGGTTACGAGTACAACTAAAACTGGTACTATCACAGTTGGTAGTAACACAACTTTAGCAGATGGATTGTTGACAGTTGATGCTTTAGCAGGTAGAGGTTCAAACACAGAACTAGATATTCAATCAGGTACAACACTTTTTGTTAAATCTGGTGCTAAATTTAGATTGAGAGCTGATGCACCGGCAAGTTTGGTTGGAGAAGCAGGTGACAAGGCAGGTATGGTTGCTGTAGATCCAAATTACATATATGTATGTACTAGTTCATATGATGGCACAACTGTCATATGGAAAAGAGCGTCATATGACGGCGCAAGTGGAGGTGGCGGATTAGCCAACCTAGTAGATGACACTTCACCGCAACTGGGTGGAACATTAGATTTAAATTCTAATAACATAACCACAAGTGCTAATAATTTTAACATAACAACCGATAGTGGATCGAATATAACAGAGATTGCTATTGGAAGTGATTCAGGCTCGGGATTTACACTAGAAGGTATAGGAATAAATTCATCAACTAACAGTGGTGAAGACATTGTGTTACTAGGTGATTTGAATTTTACATCTGGCATGGTCACCGGTGAACTGATTGGAATGATGGCGTATGACAATGCCACATCAAAATCTGCTATCAATGGATTGGCAGGTGGAACTATTAATGGAACAACTGCCACTCTTGGTTTCTTGTCTGCAGAAGCACCATTGTACCTAGTTGGTAACTCAGGATTATCAAATGAAGTTGGGTTAGCCGTTGGAACGCCAGCAGATGCAAGAATCCACGTATTAGATAGTTCATCAAACACAATTTACAAGTTTCCAGCCACCGACGGTACCGCGAATCAAGTGTTAACAACAGATGGCAATGGAGATTTAAGTTGGACATCAACTATACCAGGATATTATAGTTTAGCAGATTGGAAAACATTAATAGCCGCAAGTACAGACTTTGCAGACTTTCAATCAAGGGTAGCGGCATTATAGATAAAAGGTAAATCAATAGTAGAATTGAAATACTAAGGAAATTAAATACTATTTTAATATTGACACTAAATAATTAATATAGTAATATAGGTAGATAATGACAGAGCAAACAAAAGACAAAAAACCAGAAGCAAATGAGGAAGGTTCAGTTAAGATGACTGGCCACTTATTGATACGTGATAAAGAAACTGGCGAGGTGTTAGTGGATAAAGATAATGCCATACACCACGGCAATATGGCGCTAGTAATAGCAAATGCTTTATCATACTACACCACGTCAAATTCAGGTATCTATTACATGGCATTTGGTAATGGTGGGTCTGACGTATTGAGTACTGGAGAAATCAAGTACAAAAATACAAATACCAGTTCTGTGCAGGAAGAATCTGCCCAGTTATATAATAGAACATATCAGAAGATAGTAGCAAAAGCAGTAGAATCTGATGCTAAAAATAACATTCAGGTTATATCTACATCAAGCGACTATACTGATTTAAAAATAACTTGTACATTGGATTTTGGGGAACCATCTGGACAGATGGCCTCAGATACGGCATCCGGCAATGATAATCCAGCAAATGCAGATACAACTTATGTATTTGATGAGCTTGGGCTATATTCATTTAATGCTCCACAAGGGCAAGCCGATGTCAATTCAGCAAGATTGCTTACACACGTGATATTTCACCCTGTGCAAAAGTCTATGAACAGAGTAGTTGAAATTGTGTACACAATCAGGATTCAGATGCAATAATGCTTAACATAGCATAGAAAAGGGCATCTGATAGGGTAATTTATGTACTATGATAATAAATACATTAGGTAAAAGGAAATATAGATGTCTTATACAATTAACAATACGAGAGCACAGACTATAGCTACAATTACCCCTGGTACAGTAACAAATATCGGTGGTTTAACACTTATCGGTAAAAACTACACAGGGTATGGTGAGCTAATTGCTGAGGATTTCGTCAAACTATTAGAAAATCAAGCTACAAATGGCGTAGCACCAACTACCCCACTAACAGGACAATGTTGGTACGATATAGCAGAAAACAAAATTAAAGTTTATCAAAACGATGGTAAATGGCAAAGACTTGGTGTTACTGTTTCATCAACAGAACCACAAGTGAACGTTCCAGGTTCATTATGGTTAGACACTAACTCAAATACATTAAAAGTTTACAAAGATGACACTGAAACATTTATTGGTTTTGCAAAAGCTGATGACAGCTTAACACTAGAACCATTAATTTTCAAAGCAAGTTCATTTATTGCCGCAGGTAATACTAATGAATATACTGATACAACAAAATCAGTAACAGTCATGGCGATTGTGGGTGCAGATGGCCAAGGAAACTCTGTAGCGATTGCAGTATTCTCACCAACTGGTTTGGTTATGGACGCGGCAACGCACAATACATCAACAGAAGCATCAACACCAGACACATCAGTTACACCGGCAGTTCAACATACATCATTACACTATGACATCTATCAAAACTTTAGTGCAGGTACAACAGGAGACCACTCATTAACAGCTGGTCTTAACTTAAGAGACAATTATTTAAATCTTCCAAATGCAGATACGGCGGCTACAGCGAACTCAGTAAACAATACTGAAAGTGCAAGTCAACCATTTGTATTTCCAGCAGACGTAATTCTTTCTGACTCAGGATCACCAAAAACAACTTCAGCAACAACTGATCAGACAATTGGTACCAACTTGTTACCATCAGGAAACAAGGCCTTCAACTTAGGTTCAAGCGGTCTTAAATGGGACAGAATTTTTGGTACAGCAATAGAGGCTGAATACGCCGATATCGCTGAAAGATTCGCGGCTGATTCTACAATGGATCCAGGTACATTAGTAGCATTAGGCGGAGCAGAAGAAATTTGTAAAACTGTCGAAAGAGCAGATACAAATGTATTTGGTGTCGTTTCAACCAGACCAGGATTCAAGCTAAATGCTGGTGCAGGTTCAGACGCAACTCACCCTTACATCGCAGTAGGTGGTCGAGTTCCAACAAAAGTAAAAGGTAAAGTATGTAAAGGGGACAGGTTGGTCAGTTCTGACATTCCAGGCGTTGCCGAGCGTATGGGTGACAGTGATGACTATTTCGCAGTCATGGGACGAGCGATTGTCGACAAAACAAACGAAGATATTGAAACAATCCCTGTAGCTATAGGAGTAAAATAAAATGTATCAACAAGGTTCAACAATTACAGCTGACGATTACAACACAATCGCCGGCAAGATAAATGAAGTAATTGGTACCGGTTCTGGTGATAAGGGTTATGGACAAACTGAAATATCAACGCTTTCCTCAGGTGCAACAATAACAGCGGCACAATGGAATTCGTTGCTAGACGGTTTACAGAAATCAGCTTTACACCAAGGCCTAACAATTACTAACTCAGGTGAGTCAGTGTCAGCAGGTGGTAACATATTACCATTTAGTGACTTTGTAACACCTGGTTTAACATTTGATGAATCATCAGGTTCAACAGATGTTGAGCAAATAATTATAAACAGATTGTCAGCGGCGGCTAGTGATTTAACATCAGGATCACTAGGCGATTCATCTAGAACAGACTCATGGTCAGCTACTGTAGAACATTCGTTCACAGTAACGTTCACAGATGCCAATCACGCTAGACATTTTTTCAATTCAGGTGGCTCAATAAACTTTACAGCTTCAAGAAGTGGTGGTTCATCAACAGACCAAAACACATCTTGGGATGGTTTATTGTCAGCTATGGGCACAATTAAATTTGGTGCCAACGCAACTACAACGAGTGGTTCAGGTACAGCGGCATCCATTGGATTTCATGATCTAACTGGTTCAGCTCAGCAAATCTTTACACACTCACCATCGTCACCATATGCAACAAACGATTACACAGTTGAAGCATCTATATCAGGTGCAGTAATTACTTTTGATGTATACTTTAACGATGATCACGCCGCACAAACAGGAACACTTACATCAGGTGATGCAGGACAACCAGCACCTAATGAAGGTCAAGGTTGGACAGGTGCTGATGCAGTTGACGGTACACTAACAAGTACTATTGCGTTTACAAAAATGTCAGGTGGAACATCGGGCTTTACAGCTCCAGCAACACCATCATTTTCAACAACAAACGCATTGTAATTTTTTATAAAAGATTAGATATTAGAAGCCCTGTAGAAATACAGGGCTTTTTTTATGACCGATAAATATTTGTATGACAATAAACACTCAAATGACCAGATGTGCAAAACATATTAATTACAAAAAAAGAATTCAAGAAGCAGAAGAAATATACGACTACCTTAATATTGATAGTAATAAGAAACTAACTGTACTTGAAATCGGTATGGGTGTTGGACATCTTAGTCATTACTTTATGTTAAAGGGGCATACTGTAATAGCAACTGATGTTAACCACAGTTTTGGGTGGGTAGAGAATAAAGACTTAAAAATAATATATCAGATTGCATATAAATTGTTAGATCCAAAGCCCGAAAAAAAAATTTTTGAATATAAAATGTTAACGCACGATTCAAAAATGGAATTCAAAAAACTTGAAAGTTATTTGCCGGATAATAAAAAATATGATTTAATTTTGTTTACAGCTAATTCAATGCATATTGATAAAGACATAATACCTAAAGAACAAGATTATAAATTTTTAGTACAAGAACTGTTTAAATTGTCTAACAAAGATGCAAGATTCATTATGGGTTTCTATCCTGCATTTGATGAGTATGAAGGATATGGCTATAAATTTTTATACGAGAATAGGATAAAAGAGAGATTTAACGAAAAATTATTTGGTGAAATAGCAGTTGAATTCAATAGAGCTACGTATAAAGGTAAGTGGAATTACAATTAATCATTGACATTTGTACCGTTTTCATAATAAAATAATAAAAATGACAAGGGGGTCATATGACAGATGAACGACTAGAAAAAGCATTAGAGTTTGCAAACTACAGACAAACTCTATTTAATCAGAAAAAAATACTTCAAGATAATTGTGAAGCACAGTTAAGTTATGCTTACAACGGTGGCACATTTAAAATTGATCAAACATTGATTGCGTTTATTAATTCATTTCTTGCTGAAGGTAAAGAAGAAATGGTTGTGCTTGATACAAATAAAACACCAATCAAAATTACTGATCTAAAACAATTTCAAGATGATGTAACATCAAAATACTTTGAAGTAACAAATGAATTTCATAAACAATACGAAGAACTACAAAAATCACGAAAAGTTGAAAAGTTGGTTGATTAATGAGTTCTGGGGTTTTATTGTTTGCACATAACAATCGAGAAATCGATTATGGTAAGATTGCTTTAGCTAACGCAATGTTAGTTAAAAAGAATCTTGATGTACCTGTGTCTATTGTTACAGATGATGGTACTATTGACTGGCTACGAAAAACACATGAGCCTGAAAAAGTATTTGATAAAGTAATTCAAATACAAAGACAAAATATTGAAAATCATAAACCGTATAGTGATACTAGACATACTAAAAAGACATTAGGATTTTATAATCTTAATCGAGTTGATGCATTTGAATTATCTCCGTATGATAAAACTTTAATTCTTGATGTTGATTATCTTGTTTGTAATGACCTCCTAAAAAATTGCTTTACATCAAATCAACCGTTAATGATTAATAGAGAAAGTAGAGATTTATTAAGTGATAGACATATCAGAGCCTTTGATAGAGTAGAAGAATTTGGTATTGATTTCTATTGGGCAACAGTATTTTATTTTGAAAAAAATAAAGAAACAAAATTGTTTTTTGATATTGTCAACGAAGTAAAACAAAGATATCATTATTTTCAAAATCTGTATGCTTTTAGTTCACACACATATAGAAACGACTTTGCATTTAGTATAGCAGTTCATATGTTCAATGGATACATTAGAGATAACTGGATATCAAAATTACCTTTACCATTTTTACAACACACTCTTGATGTTGATGATTTTTATGATTATCCAGAACACAATAAAATGAAATTTTTATTAGAAAAAGTTAGACAGCCTGGTAACTTTATACCAGCAACTACTAGAAATACTAACGTTCATGTTATGAACAAGTATGCATTATCAAGACAAGCAGATAAAATTATAGAGGTGACAAATGGTTGAAGTTATTGATTTTCCTAAAACAAAAGATTACAAAATATTATTTGCTTTACCGCCTGGCGGTAAGGTTAGAATAAACAAAACTAGCGAAGACATAGAATTAGAAATTACAAAAAATTATGGTACAGCTTTTATAAAAGCCAAGTCATTGCACGAAGCAAAAAAACTGTTGTACTCAACATTACCAACTTGTGAGATTGTAGACGAATGATAAGCAAAGCAAAAAACTTTTTTACTGAAAGTTATCGTAGAGATCCACTAGCAACTATTGTTGAAATTTTTGAAACAATTATACTAGTATCGGCTAGTGCAACATTGACCTTTACTGTACTAGATCCTGCAACACATATATTCATTCCGTTATACTGGGTTGGTAGTATCTGTGCAATGTTCAGTACATGGAGACGTAAAAGTACAGCATTTGTTTTATGCTGTTGGTTTACAATAATGAATAGTATAGCATTAGTAACTTTAATTTATAATGGAATATTTGGATGAGCAGAGGTTATCTAGTAATAGCACAAAACAGTACAATAGACTATACACGTCTAGCATATCTGTTGGCATTGTCTATCAAGTATACACAATGCTCTGTGAACAATATTAGTATTGCTATCACAAAAGATACTAAATTAGATGACAAGTATCGAAAGATATTTGATCATGTAATTGAAATTCCATTCGAAGACGATGCTGAATTAAGCGACTGGAAAGTTGAAAATAAATGGAAGTATTTTCATTTTACACCATACGACGAAACAGTGATACTTGATACTGATATGTTGTTTACATCAGATGTATCTCATTGGTGGGATGTTATGAGTAAACAAGATGTTGTAGCAACAACAAAAGTATTAACATACAGGCACGAGCTGATTACTAGTGATTATATGCGTAAAACTTTTACACAAAATAACTTACCAAATGTTTATACAGCATTTATGTATTTTAAAAAACAAAGTGATTTAACAAATGATTATTTTGCTATGGTAGAAAAAATATTTAGAAACTGGGACTATTTTAGAGAAGAATTTTTAGATAATCAAAATAGACAAGAATGGATTAGTGCTGATGTAATTTATGCCATGGCGGCAAAACTTTTAGATATTACAAATGAAATACAAGCACCAACACTAAACTATCCAACCTTTGTACACATGAAACCAGAACTACAAGGTTGGCATTCAGTAATAACTGACGATTGGACTAATCATATTGGCTTTTATGTTACAAAAGATTCTGTAAAAATTGGAAATTATACGCAACATTATCCAATACATTATTTCTCAAAAAATCTTGCAACAGATGAACTAATAAAAAAATACGAGGACAACATAGGACATGGATAGTACATTTTTATTACCAGCGGCACTATTTCCAGCAATACCATTAATGATGATTTCATTTGGTAATAGGTATATGTCAATGGCATCATTAATTAGAAAAATACACGATGAACTGATAAACAAAAAATTAACAAGAAAAGACAAACAAACTAATAGATATATGAAGCAAATTGATATACTAAGAAAACGTTTGATGTTAAATCGTGCAACATCAACCTTGGCATCTATTGCTTTTATTCTAAATTTAATTGCAATGTATTTTGTACACACAGGTAATATGTTTAATTTTACACTAACTTTTGTTGGAAGTTTACTTACATTTGGTACAAGTTTAATATTTTATATTATTGAAATACAGTTATCAACTACTGCATTAGATACACATTTACAAGACTTAGAGGATTTATAATGCAAGTTGAAAATATAAATCCAATTGAAATTAAAATTTCTGGGAAAGAAAAAGCACAGTTTTTACAAAGTTTAATTACTAACAATATAGAAAAAATTGATGGAACATTAGAAAGTTTTATACTTACACCACAAGGTAAAATAAAACATCAAATTATGATTACAGACAATAGCGATTACTATTCTGTATTATGTTCTAACAATCAAAATGATTTGTTATCCTATTTAAACAACTATGCAAGATTATCTGACGTGACTATAGAACATACAGAACTAGATAAAAACAAATTTGATCGTAAGTATTTTGTAAACAAATTGTCTGAAGGTAAACTTGATACAAACTTTATGGTTCAACCATCATTGTTTCCAAGCGAAGTTAATGACAGTTTAATTGATTACACCAAAGGTTGTTATGTTGGACAAGAAGTAGTATCCAGAATGAAACATAAACAAAAAAATAAAAAAGTAATTAAAATATATAAATCAGAGCAATTAAAATCAACACACTTGCCTGCTAGTCATAAAACTTTATTAGAGATAGATGGCTATACAATAATTAAGGAACCAGTAGAATGACACCAAAATTTTTTGCAGGATATGATCCAGTAGATAAAACTTTGAAACAAGTTGGCCCCGACAAGTTTGTTGATGAACCAAGAATAGAAGTTAAATTAGAATCAGTAGAAGGATTTTTAAAAGGTGAATTAAATCTTGTAGATTACTATGTTCATATTAATCCTGCTGACCCTGATGATGTAGATGTTAGGAAAAAAAGAATTGAACTAACCACAAAACATATTGATCAATATCTATATGCATTACCCAAAGAAGATAAGCATAATAAAAAATATGATATTAAAGTTACAAATATTACTAAACAAAATAAACTAAAAATTGAAATGAATAGTGAATTAAAAAAGTGGTTAGCAAGTAAAAACACACTTACAGCAGAAAGTAAAAACTTTGATAACCCTGATATTATTGATATAAAAGGACCACAAAGTTTATTGTTTTTAATATCTTCAAACGAAGATCCGCATCAGTTAAATACATATAAGAGTATTCGTGTAGCAGATTTGCTTACAAAAGACTGTGTTGAAATACGATATAAAAACACAGAAGAGAATAAGAATATAGGTGTATTTACAAAGAGAATTTACGACGACTATATTTTAACAGAGGAATAAGATGAGTAAAATATTTGATGTAACTGAATACGATATTTTTTATTTGAGCTATGATGAGCCTAATGCAGAAGAGAATTGGGCTGACATAAAAAACAAAGTGCCATGGGCAAAACGTGTGCATGGAGTAGAAGGATCTGATGCCGCACACAAAGAATGTGCAAATCAGTCTGACACAGAACGGTTCACTACTGTTGATGGGGATAACATTATTGATCCTAGATTCTGTGATCAAAAATTAGATTTTGGCGATACTGATTGGTCAAAATCTGTAATATCTTGGTGTGGTAAAAACGACGTCAATGGTTTAGTTTATGGTAACGGGGGAATTAAAAACTGGCCAGTGGAAGGCGTACTAAATATGAAAACACACGAATCAGCAGAAACACCACAAGCTCAAGTGGACTTTTGTTGGGATATGAACTATATTCAAATGAATGATATTTTTTCATATGTGTATAATAATGCTTCTCCATATCAAGCCTACAGAGCAGGCTTTAGAGAAGGTGTTAAAATGAGTTTGGATGACGGACAAAGAGTTGATCCAGACAACTTTGAATCACAAATACACGATAAAAATTATCAAAGACTATTAACTTGGTGTACAGTAGGAGCAGATGCTCTTAATGGTATATGGGCGGTATACGGTGCAAGGTTAGGATGTCATATGACAAACTTAACTAAATGGGGTACATCAGGAGAGTGGATCAATGTTAGAGACTTTACCTGGCATACTAAATTTTGGGAAGAAGAAATACAACCAAAATTTAAAGGTGAAGACGATGATATCAAATGTAATAAAACAGGTTACGTTTGGAATAAAGATAAACTTTGGCAAGAAATTATTGAACTAGGTAATCCTTTAAGGCAAAAACTTGGTTTACAAATTGCTGACTTTGATTCAGACTCAAGTAGATTTTATAAGAAAACTTATACAGCACCGCCTAGAAACGGAGCTCATTTTCTAGAGAAGAAAGCAGACGGAACTAGAAAATTTAAAATTATCTAATGACTGATGAAGTACAAAAGATACATAAAACTAGAGATGCTATAAACAAAATATCACCAAGTTTTTGTTTAGCAAAGTGGTTACAAGTAACATTACATTTACAATTTGGACATACACATTCTTGTCACCACCCTCAAACTCACAAGATTCCGTTGGAAGAATTAAAAGACAATCCATCGGCTCTCCACAATACAGCATATAAAAAATCACAAAGACGATTAATGTTAGAAGGTGTTAGACCTCCTGAATGCCAGTATTGTTGGAACGTTGAGGACTTACCAGGTAACTTAATTTCAGATAGACATTTGAAATCACATGATACTTGGGCAAGGCCTTATCTCGAAGATGTAGTAAACAAACCATGGGACGCAAACATTGACCCCCATTATGTAGAAGTCTCATTTTCAAATGTTTGTAATTTAAAATGCTCTTACTGTTCTCCTGCATTTAGTTCAAAGTGGATGGAAGAAGTAACAAATTTTGGAGCATATCCTACATCAGACCAGTTTAATAATCTAGACTGGTTAAAACAACAAAACAAAATGCCCCGCCCACATAGAGAAGAAAATCCTTATGTTGAAGCATTTTGGAAATGGTTCCCTGGTCTGTATCCTAAACTTAAAGTGTTTAGACTTACAGGTGGGGAACCATTAATGTCAAAAGATACATTTAAATTATTGGATTATATTATTGCAAATCCACCTAACAAAGAATTAGAGTTGGCAATTAATACAAATGGTTGTGTACCTGACAAATTATTTTTACCATTCTTAGAAAAATTAAAAAAAGTAGAAGAAAAAGTAAGACTTACAAGAATATATACGTCTGTTGATACTTATGGTGATCAAGCAGAATATATTAGAACTGGATTAGACTTCAATCAGTGGTATGATAACACCAACAAAATTTTAGAACAATGCCCAAGAACAAAAGTAACAATTATGTGTACTACAAACTTATTAAGTGTACCTAGAATACACCAATTATTAGATCTAATACATCCTATGAAAAGAAAGTATTACACAAATGATAGGAAAGTACCTATTACTATTGATATGGCAATACTAAGACACCCTGCACATCAATCAGCTATCATATTACCAAATGATTATTCAAGAATGCTTGATCCTGCTTTTGCAATTATGAATCAAAATGCAGAAACACATACAAATCCTTACAAAGGATTTTTTGATTTTGAAATTGAGAAGCTGAGACGATTCAAAGAGTATTTAGAATCAGAACCTCATGCTGGAGAGAAACTTCATGTACCTACAGCAAGGATTGACTTCAAAAAATTTGTTGATGAACATGATCGTAGACGAGGTACTAACTTTGTACAAACCTTTCCAGAGTTTGAAGAATTTTATAGGAACATAGCATGAAGATAGCATTCTGTGGTTGTAGTTGGGTTAGTTCTGTCAATAGAAGTCATAGAGATTATGACAGAATGTGGCAAAATATTGTTGCTAAAGAATTAAAAGCAACAGCAATGATTTATGGAAAACCAGGATCAACAAACACAAAAATATATACTCAAGTTGAACAAGGTCTACGTGATAGATGTGATATATTTTTAGTGTTTCTAACAAGTCCATATAGATTTAATGTAACCTGGGAAGGTAAAAAATGGACTATTAAAAATAATTTTCAAGATGGTATGTGTGAAGTAGTTAACAGAGGAAGTAAATCAGACTATTGGGATTACATAGGAAAATATTATTGTGAAGACATGGAAGTATTAAATGGACACATAATCACAGAAGCAATTTATCATAAATTATTAATATCAGAAAAAAAGTTTTTGATATTTAGAAATGCATTTAAAGAACACGTATTAAAAGATTCAAAAGTATTCAAACAAGATAAGATAGTTCGATGGGGGCCGTATCAATTGTATTCTAAAAAAACGCCACAGTATAAGTCAGAAGAAATGGCAAATCATTTAAGTTTAGAAGGTAATCTTGTTGCTTCAAATAAATTAATTGGATATATTAATGACAACTTATAAAAAAACAAAAGATATGTTAGATAAGATCTCGCCATCAATGTGTCTAGCAAAATGGCAACAAGTTGGCATACACTTACATAACGGTCAGACTCATAGCTGTCATCACCCAAATACTCATACAATACCT